CCTGGCCGGCGCGCGCGTGCTCGTGCAGATCTCGGCGCAACCCACATGGGGCATGCTCCGCGACGACATGGGCGCATGGTCGGCGCAGCGCATGCGTTTGGACGCGATGCACCAGGCATACACGCCCGGCAACCCGTCCGGCAAGTCAAGCGCGGCGACGACGCTGTTCGATGGACTGGTGCAGAACGGCGGCGAAGCCCGGCCCCGCGGCGACGGCTGGCTGTTGGAGCTCAGCGCCTCCAGCCGCATGATCCTGTGGAAAAGACTGCAGAAACAAGGGCCCGTATCATCCGATGCACGCTACACGGGCCTGCATTGGGTCGGCACCATGGCCGAACGATTGACGGAGCTCAACCGACGAGCCAGGGAAGCGGACGCGCCACAGGCCAACGCCAACGGCCTCGACGCCACCGCATCCGTGGCACCCTACCGGACCGACGACTACCCATCGCAGCTCACTTTGCTCCACCGCCTCTACGCGCACTCCCGAATGTGGCCGATATGGTATGAATACACCGACCATGACGCGAGCCGACTCGACTACATGCCGTTCGGCGCGCCCGCAAGCATCGGCATCGACGACACGGCGAGGCTCACCGTGACCGATTGGACGGGGGAGACGCTGGACGGCCTCGACGCCGCCGACATCATCACCGACGACGACCAGACCATCATCATCCCCGAACCCGTCACCCAAATCACCATCCAGGGCAACACCGCGAAATCCAAGGACGGCGCCCTGGAATTCGACGACCACGACACCGACTTCACCGGCCTCGGCAAACTGCCGGCCAACCTGACCATCACGCAATCCAGCATCAGCGCGGAATCGGACGTGGTCTCCGCCGACAACTCCGACGGCGTATGGGGCAGAGCCGGCGGCACCGTGTGGACGCCATCGGACGACGAACGGGAGGCGTTCGCGCAACTGCTCGTCTCGATGGACCGGCGACTGCGCCCGGACACCATCGTGTTCGACAGCCGGAAACTCGACCCCGCCACGCACGCCCGCCTCTACCTCACCGCCAGCAGCGGGCCGCTCGTCATCCAGGGTTCCATCGCCTCACGGCTCGCCGGCGCCGATGCCAAACCAGCATCCGGCGGCGCATGGGCCAGCACCGGCGGCACCCTCACCTACCAATGGTCGAACGGCCGGCCCCGGCTCCGCAACGAGGTCACGCTCTGGCCACTACCCGTAGCCGCCGAGACCGCGATCACCTGGGCGAGCATGGGAGCATGGCCAGCCATATGGCGGCAGTGCGCGCTCACCCTCGCCGAACTCTCTCTCGTCACCCGCTACCAGCAACCAACCACCATCACGGAGGAACCATGAAAACCACACCGATCTATGGCCTGCCCTACATCGAGGCCGACGACCTCGTGTCAAGCGCGCCCACCCAATTCAAAAACATGGCCGAGGGCTTCGAGAACGCACTCAACGAGGTAGACAACCGCAACACCCCGGCCGGCGTGAAACCCGCCATAGCCACCACCTTGGAAACGTTGGCCGGCATCACCGGCGTGACCGGCCAGACCGGCTACGTCACCGCCGACCCCACCGAATCGAATAACGGCCCCTATTACTGGTCCGGCAGCGCATGGCTGCCGTATGCGACCGGCACGATGCTCGACGCGCTGAGCTCGCGCGTCGCCTCGACCGTGCAGACCCTCAACGTATACGCGCTTCTGGGAGCCATCACCGTGACGCGCAGCGCCAACGTAGTCACCGTGCACGTGGAGGCGTACTACAACACGAAATGGTCGATGAACACGGGCAACACGCGAAAACTGCTCGACGACGGGAAACTCCCTTCGCCCGCGGCCACCCTCATCTTCCCGGCGATAGTCAACGGCCAAGGCTACTGGGACCGCCACCTCACGGCGAACATCACGACCGAGGGCGGCCTGAACATCGTGGCCCGAACGGACGTGGGCTTCAACGCCAACGAGAAAATGGGATTCTCCCTCACCTACGTTGCGAAATAGACAGAAAGGAAAAGCAATGGAGACGACCGAAATCGCGGCGTTGAGCATCGTGGGCGTGCTCATCGCCATGGACTACCTGACCGGCCTCATGAAGGCCGTCCACGCGCATGACATCAGCAGCGAGAAGATGCGCGAGGGCCTGTGGCACAAGAGCGGGCTCGTGCTCGTCATGCTGCTGGCCGAGATCGTGGAACACGGACAGACGTGGCTCGACATGGGCTTCGCGCTGCCGTTGATCGTGCCCGCCGCCGCGTACATCAGCATCACGGAAATCTCGAGCATCATCGAGAACATCGCCGAACTCAACCCCGAACTGCGCGACAGCCCCCTGCTCGACCTGTTCCGCTCCGAAAAAGAGAAAGGGGACAAGTGATGGACTACAGCACGCTGACCCCCGACGGCACCCTGCTGCTGAACAAGCACTACACGCCGGGCCGTGCGGGCCACCGCGTCGAATACATCGTCCTGCACCACAACGCGGGCAACCTCTCCGGCCAAGACTGCTGGAACGTGTGGCAGACCCGGCCGGCCAGCGCACACTACCAGGTGGACGCGGGCGGCGCGGTCTGGAGGCTCGTCAACGACCAGGACACCGCATGGCACGCCGGCGACCTCGCGGCGAACCAGCGCAGTATCGGCATCGAGCACGCCGACATCACCTCGAATCCGTGGGCCATCAGCGAACAGACACTCGCCAGCGGCGCGCGACTCGTGGCCGCATTATGCCGCCGCTACCAGCTCGGACGGCCCGAATGGGGGCGAAACGTGTTCCCCCACAACCATTTCTCGGCTACCGCGTGCCCGGCAAGCATCGCGGGAAGCCAGAACGCGGCCTACATGGCCCGCGCGCAACAGTATTACGACAACAACCTAGGAGGTATCGACATGCCAGCCAAAACCGATCCAGTGAACCTGCCCAACGGCGGCCAGACCGTCACCGTGGAATACATGCTCCAGGCGCTGATGAACCAGAACACCAGCGCCATCGCCAAGATCGACGCCCTGGGCAAACGCCTCGGCCCCATCAACGAGAAAATGCCCTACGACTACCTGCCCGCCATCCTCAACAACCTCAACAGCCTCTTCGCTGTCGTCGGCAAGATCGACGGCCAGGGCATCAGCGACGACCAGCTCGCCAAACTCGCCGACAGCCTCAAGACCGGCCTCGGCGAACAGGTAGCCGCCGAACTCGCCAAACGACTAGCCGACTAACGTGACCGCATCCAACGCGGCACGCAGCCGTGAGTCGGGCATGGCCACATAAATCTGCGTCGTCTCGACCGACGCATGACCGAGCAGACGCGCTACCAGATAGAGGTCGTGCGTCTGCTCATACGTTTTCGTGGCGTATCGGTGGCGCAGGCTGTGGCAACCCCAGCCGTCCGGCAACAGCCGTGATATGTGACGATTGACATAGGATTGCTCGACGTGCCCGTCCCAACGGCCCGGCAACAGCCAGCCGCCGCAATGCTCGATATAGTCGGCAAGATCGTCGGGCAACGGCACTATGCGCTGCCTGTCGCCCTTGCCCGTGATTATCAACGATTTGCCCAGCAAATCGTCCATCACGTCGCGACTGTGCACCTTCGCAATCTCACCGCGCCTCAGACCGCATTCGGCGGCCAGCCTGACCATGACCCTCTCTCGTTCGGTGGCCTTGTGCAGTGCACTGATGATATACCGGTCCGGGCATGGTCTCGGCTTGGGTTTGGGCCGCTTGATTTTCGGCAACAGATCGCTCGGGTCGTCATCACGCCGTCCGGTCGTGTGCAGCCAGGCGTAGAAGCTGTGCACCGTGTTACGGTAGCCCTTGCGGCTTTCCGGTTTCCATTTCTGGCTGGCCATCCAGTGCACCAGATCGTCGGCGGTGACCTCAAGCGGCGTCTTCGCCAGGTCACGCGCGGCCTTGGTCATCTTGCAACGGCGGCAACGTATTGTCTCGTCGCTGAGACCGGCCGCCTTCAGGGATTCAAGCCAACCATCGATATCCTCCGCCCATGACGCCGGCGGTGGCGTTCGTTTCATGCTCATGGCGCACCATCACACCACAAGATCGATTACGCGGCTAGGATAAACGCCGACAATCGGGCTTCATGGATTTGAACCATGTTCCTCTGGGCAACCATGTTCCCAGAGGAACATGGTTCAAATCCATGCCCCGCTACGAACGTGGTTATATGGTCGCTGATTTCGGTACCGAAATCAGCGACCTTTCCGTTTACCGTGGCGATATGGATGAAAGGCGATCAGGCAGCTACGGTGCCCAGGGAAGTCGGCGATCATAAACGTCTCGTCATTTTCATCGCGGATCTTCAGTTGTCTAATCCACGGGAGGCGACAGGCGTGAAGTTTCTCAACGAAGCGGAAGCCGGGCACAAGTCGTATGTTACGATCGACTTCGTGCCCAGCTCCCGTTCTTCTGCTCAGAAGCGGAGTGTGGTTCACCATCCAGCCGACATCATCGGCATCATGCCGCAGCGGGTCAACGTATCGGCCAGCGCATCGTCCAGTGCTTGAATCGGTCATAGCGACGACGCCACCGAACGACGATGGACAGTATGGCGCCTATCGCCAGAGCTGACACGGCCAGAACCGAGGCAAGCGACACATCGCCACCCGTGACGGGCAGTGACGGGCGAGGGTTGGGCGTGGTTGCCTCCGCCGGCGCCGGCGGCGTCTCGGGTTTCTCCGGTTCGCACGGTTTCTCCGACTCGCATGGGGGCAACACCCGCACACGCTCCCAGGCATCGTCATACCGGCTGGACGCCGGGGAAACACGGTCATCCCCCTCGAACCGCCAGACGAACACGTACCACCCAGGCCGTTCGGCGGTCAGATACATAGGAGCGCCATGCGCGTCCAACGCCCCGGCGCCGATTTTGAACGTGCCGTTCATCGCGGGAATCTCCCAGGTGGCCAGCAACCGGTGGTTGTCGTCTTCCGTGGGAACCTCTCCCCCGGATGGCTTGTACGCCTCATCGTTGGAGGGGTTGTCGGGATCGCCGGACCACCATACGCTCACCGTCGCATACGGCCGATCCGCCGCGAACTCATACTCTTCGTTGCCGGCATACTGGCCATGATCCGCAGGGAATCCCGATACGGTAATGGTGTCGCTGAGCTCGGCACCGATATCCGCCGAATGCTCAGTGACCGTCGACATGACTTCTAGCTTCCTGCGACTTGTATTGCTTTCCGTAGCCTCCATAAACGGACTTATCCAGTCGCCTATAAGGTATTCCTGCGCCTGTTTGCTCTGCTCGGACCGCCGAAACACCCATACCCATGTGCCAAAACCGCTATTCTGCTTGGTCCGGTAAGCGGCACCGTCATCCGGCTTGGTCATGGCCTGCACACGTGCCTGCTGCCCCACCCCGGTGAAAGAGGCCTTGCCATAGGCCACCGGCTCATAACCCAAAGTCGCCAATCGCGCAAGAAAAGCATCGGCGCTCTCTTGTGCATTCGGCGTAATGACATTGCCCACATCGCCCGTATCAAGACCATCGAAATAGTATCCGCGGGCCTGCAATTCCAAATCGGGCACCCAATAACTGTCCGCATCCGCCACGCCACTGGTCACGTCATCGAACACCGGAGAAGCCACATCAAGCACCTTCTCGGAGACCTTGGTGGATACCGCCGGAACAAAATCCTTACGCACCCGAAATGTCGTCGACGCGCCGCCAGTGGAAGCCATCGAGTCAAAGGCCAGCATGTCCTGAGTGCTGTCCATGACGTGCATCCGCCCATACTCGTATGTGGTGTTCGCCGTCACCTCGCCGGCGCCGGTCGCCTCCCACGCGATCGAGGACCCGGCGCTCGTCGACACCCCCGAGAACGTGTTGCCGCCTTGGACGAACCGCGCCGCCCCCTGCAAGGTGACGGTGAACGGCACTCCCGCGATCGCGTCACCGGCGCGGTTCACCACTTTCACCGAGATGGAACCGCTGCGCAAAGCCTCGGCATCGGTGCGTTCCACCGTCGTGCCCGCAGGCGTCTTGCCGGCCGATTGATCCCATATCCGGGCCGCCTTCGCCACGATCTCGGGGTACCGGCCTTGAATGACCGCCATCTGTCTCGCCCACTCGTCCCGATCGCGCCCGAAGTGATCCTGCACGATGATGCCGATCGCCGCATGGGTGGCGGCATCCGTGTCGCGGTACCGGTCAAGGATCCATGCCATACGCCGGGCGTTCTCATCGGAGGCAAGCACCGTGGTGGGGCCTATCACATAGTCGCTCAGTTTCCCCGCTTCGATGCAGTAGTACTTGTTGCCCGAAGCGTCCAGCCCCGCGACACCGACGTAATATTCCATATCGTTGTATGGAAACGCCACGTGATATCTTTCGTCGGCGGGCGTCAACGTCGCGGCATACGCCGTATTCGCCGAGCCGAACACCACTCCCACCATTATTATCAGACCGGTCAGCATCGCTACGATGGCCATGCCCCGTTGCCGCCATGTCGTTATCATCATTCGTCCTTTCCTGGTACGTTTCCCCGCATACTGCACTGTGTGCGGGTAGGCCACGATCAT